TTAGCGTCTGTATACGTAGCACCAGTAACCTGCTCGCCTTTTTGACCTTTATCTCCTAATTCACCTTTGTCACCCTTGTCACCAATAGTACCTTTTTGCCCCTTAGAGCCAGTGTCCCCCTTATCTCCGGTGTCACCTTTGTCACCAGTATTACCCTTATCGCCGGTAGTGCCTTTTTGTCCCTTGTCGCCGGTTTCACCTTTATCTCCGGTGAAGCCTTGCTCACCTTTGTCGCCGGTTTCGCCCTTATCACCTTTGTTTGGTGATGTGAGCTCAATGACTGTATTTGATGTGTCTTTTGTATAGAGGATTGCGTCAGCTAGGTTAACGGCTAATTCGCCAATCTCTAACTGATCGCCTTTAGGCACGCGCCCAGGCATGCTGGTGCGCTTAATTTGAAAAACATTATTAGCCATTTGGCTCCGTAATCACTGTATATACAGTGTTAATAATTAATGTCGCCCTGCTTTCTACTTGTCCATATTACTAGATTATATTTAGTGCCTTTGGTTACTTCTCGACCTTCGTGTCCATGTGTCACTTGGCCAGGCCATAAAATAATCTTACCTATTTGAGTATTTATATTAGAGAAGTTTTGCCTATAAAAATAAGTATCTCCGCCTTCGTAATCATCATTCAGCTTTACGTTTCCTGAAACTAAAGAGGCATCATGGTGACAGTTAAGACTCTTTTGGGTTTCTGGTGAATACTTAATAATGAAAGCATCCCGCAAACCATTCATTAATAGCGGAAACCAATACTTTTCTATCACCGGGTTGATCGACTCTTTAAAATGCTTTTCTAAAGTATTCCAGAGCTCCATACTAAACTCTCTAATTCTTAATTCTTGTCCTGGAAACTTATCACCATACATCGATTCCCATTTACCATGTGCTTCAGCCATGTCTATAATTTTCTTACACATCTCTGGGGTAAGAAAATCCATCTCTAGGATGTCTGGTGCTACTACTGTAAGCTCTGTAGCATCAATAAATTCTATAATATCTGGATAGAGCTGTTGGAAGATGTTATTAAAAACAATCTTATCATTTGGCCCGCCATTACCATGTAAGATGCATGGGCAGCATCTAGTAGCAATATTAACAAATTGCTTTGTTGGCTTTAATACTAAATCTTCTTCAATAGAGCTTAAGCATTGAAAGATATAATTCTCATAATCTAATTTGATATTAACCTTATTATTACTCTTATTCTCTACATACTTCTTCTGTAAAAATAGTTGATCATCATCCGAATCCTGTATATAATCATCTATGATGGAAAGGATAGAGTCCTTGTATCCAATGTATACTCCACTGTTTAGATACTTGTATGCGGTATGTGATTCAGTAAAATACTGTTCCATGGAACGATCAGGCCAGCAGATCTTTTCAGCTGCAAAAAGCACGTCACATTCAAACCCTAAGAATCTATTCACGATAGTCTCTAATGAATCATTAATGATGACATCATGACCATCGCAGAACAATACAATCTTATTACCGTCAATGCTCTTAAGATAATCTTTAACTAAATTAATCTTTTGACCACCGCCCGGTCCTTGCATTGTACCACCCTTCCATTCTACACCATCGCCGATGTTTATAATCGGTACCTCTTTAGCCGCACTTGACTTACTAAGGTATTTGTATTTTTCAGAGTCTGTAGCAACGGTGACAACGATTGCTTCTTGAGTCATTATGGATTCTCCACTTTCAATATCAGAGCCAAGTACCGATCTAGATACTTGATTAAATATACTAGTTTTATAGGCTATAGGGTTAGTAGGTATAAGATCTTTAAAAATATCTACTAATGCAGTAAAATTATTAAGTATGCCTGGCTTATCTGTCAGACAGGTGTGTAGATAGTTAACACCACTGATAAGCGGAAAGAACTCATCAACCGGTATAATGTTTTCCTTAAACTTGGAATTAACTAGCTTCTTAGCAAGCCTTGGGCTTATAGCGTAAGCATTATTCCAATAAGGGTAATATGGCCGTATAAATTTATCATCTATATTCTGCACATGACCTGGAAACATCTCTTTGTGATCCAGGTATACTACATCTTGTGTTTCAAGAAGTCTATCGATTTCTTCTGAGTCAATATGCCCTACTAGTCTTGAATCATCTTCAAGAATCAATAGGTTGTGATTGAGCTCAGCACAAAGCATCCACGCGTTATAATGCGATATGCTGGTTGCAACTTCTGTTATAGTTGCGTGTCGATGTAGCATTGGGTCCTGCCACCTAAGGTAAGGCTTAAACCCTAATGCTCTTATATTAGATAAGCTTAACGAGTGTCCGTTTATGGCCGGTAATCTGGTCCATTCGTACTCGCTAAGCTGCTCTGAAATAAAATCTAATCTGTCTTTTCTTGTATCAAGATTTAGTACGACTATTTTCACTTGGCTTCACCGTCTTGCTTTCATAATCAACTATTTTATTGCTAAGATCGTTAATTGTTTTTTCTAAAGTAACGATCTTAGCTTCCGCCAGTATAAGTTTATTTGTTAAATCTTCAATATACTGCTTCTGCCTGTTTATGTAGGCATTAACAAAATCAACTTCCATTATTAGAAACTGCCGCCATCTAATGAAGCATATACCAATGCTGTACCATTAGATTGTAAAACATACCCTTTGGTGCCTATCCCTAATTTTCTAAATCCGTTAGTTGAACTAGCAACTAGTATATCTTCTGCTGTATAGCTGTTAAGACCTGTACCACCGCTATTACCTGCTAATGCGGTTGATAGGCTTAATGTATTAGCTACTATCGCTACATTTACAGTACCATTAGCAGTTAGTGCTACTGATGTTGAATTAGTGGTTAACCCGCCAGATGAAAGGTAAGCAACTAAGGTCGATATATTAAACGTAGCATTCGATGTATCGACAGTTGTACCTGGTGCGGCAGTCAGACTATCAAATAGCTTGAATACCCCGTCCGATGCATCTCTAAACAGACCAGCGTGTTGAGACGCACCACCGGTGTTGTTATAATTACCGTAAAAACCTAGATCTAATACGTCTGACGATGTGTTGTTAGCTGCTAGTTGAATTAGAGAATCAGATACCGATAAGGTTGAAACGTTAATTGTAACGAGGGTACCAGTAACAGATAAGTTACCAGCGATAGTTACGTTATGATCAAACGTTGCATACTTAGCAAGTATATTATTTGCATATACTGTTGAATAATTTAATGCAGATGAGCCAAGGTTATAAGTAACGTTAGCTGAAGGTACTATGTTGGTGTTAACTAGCCCATTAATAGATACAACATCAGAAGAATTACTACCCAGTACAACGTTGCCTGTAACATCTATAGAGTTAAAAGTAACATTGCTTGTAGTGCCAACATCCTGGCCAATGTGTACACCAGTGGAATTAACCGTTACACCAGTGCCTGCTTTGACAAAAACACCAGAGGTGTTCGCAACTATACCGTCGTTAGCATTAACTGAAACGGCATTAGCGCTAACCGATATACCGTTACCTGCCCCTACATCAAGTGTTACGCTTCCGCTTAAACCGCCGCCTGTAAGACCATCCCCGGCGACAACTTCGGTAATATCAGCATCAACCCCTCTCCAATACAATCCAGAGCCATTCGATGCTAGTACTTGGTTAGCTGTACCTACCGACCCATTAACCGAAAGAGTAACACCATTCGCAATAAACAACTGGGTTGTATTTGCAGAAATGTATGATCCAACTGTGAGCGAAGATGCATTTACTACACCAGTAGTAAATAATCCTGACGTGTTAGCTACTACATTTGAACCAACACTTAATATCGCTGCGTTAACAGTGTTAGTAGCAATAACGCTACCTGTAGTATACAGCCCTGTTGAATTAGCTACTACGTTAGACCCAATACTTAATACTGCTGCATTAACAGTGTTAGTAGCAAGAACGTTACCAGTAGTAATTACTGTGCCGTTAACTGTAGTATATGTGTCATTATTACCAACATAAACTTCTTTAGCAGCAACTCTCTTTGCAACTCCTAAGCCACCCGCTATAGTTACAGCACCAGTAGTAGTGTTTGAACTATCAGTGGTATTAGCAACGCTTAGGATGTCTGTATTAACTGTGCCGGTTGTAAATACACCAGTTGAATTAATTACTGCTGCATTAGAGCCTACTACAAATGAGCCGCCGCTGCCAGCAAGTACCCCACCACCAACACTTAATTTATTAGTAGCCGTATCAAAGGTAAAATCTACGTCACCGGCGAATAGACTATTATTATTAAACTGAACTTGTGAATTAGAACCACCAGCGCTGGTTGAGAGAGCGCTTGCATTAATCCAGTGTACATTACCCGAGCCGCCAGATACTAGAAGTTGACCATTTGTACCATGCGCACCGTTAGCATATACTTGCGTAGCTACTAAGTTAGCAACGATTACCTTATCAATACCAGAAGTAGAGTTGGCTACTAGGGCCTGATTTGCAGTAAGAGTACCTGGGTTTCTAATGCCCCCAATCGCAACAACGTTAGCGGTATCTGTGCCTTTCACACTACCAATAAATAGTACCTCACCATTCGAGGTATAGGCTAATTCACCTGGCTGTAAACTACTAGGTACCGCAGTTTCAGTACTGCGTCTGATTTGAATGATTGTATTTGACATTTAGAAGGTTCCCCCGTCCAATCCTGATATTGAAATTGTTGTAACCGGTTTTACCTCATATTTATTTAAACTTGAATTGTAGACTATTGCATCACCGTCTTGTGGAGTTCCCTCTACAACGTTAGCTAATTCGCGAATGGTAATTTGGTCCTTAAGCGTGTTTTTTAAAGTAAGTGTTGATTGCTGCGTTAGAAGCTGGTTGTTCTGCTTAACTACAGCTTTAATATTGGTAGTCATATTATCTCGTAACGTTAGGGGTTACTGTAACTATACCTTCTAGTACTCTAGAGACTACACCAGAGCTGGATGTTAATTCTACGTCATAAACATATCTACCAGATGCTATATTAGCAGTAGCATTTGCAGATAACGATAATGTAACCGTGCCGTCAGCACCATCTAAACTAACGCTAAAACTAATTGAGTTTGACGATGTATAATGCTTTCTCATCTGAGCAGCACCAGTATAATTAGTCAAATCTATAGCAACACCATTTTCATCGAGAATATCGATATTGGTGCTGTATGATGCTCCCTGATCTATTATAAGATTTGCTTTAGTGGCCATGATGGTAGAGTGTTGTTTTTCTTATTTATAAGACTATATAAAGTCAGGTCCTGCAACCCATACTACCAAAGATCTTCTTATTCCTTTTGTTACTGGCGTCACTCTATGCAGGACATAACTAGGAAAGGCAGCCAGCATTCCTTTTTCTTTATCCACTGTAAGAGGTTCTGGACCAGTTAATATCTCTAAATCGCCACCTTCGTACTCTTCAGGATCTGAAAGCTGTAATACCAAAGAAAGCTTTCTAGCACAATCAGTATTTTTACCAGCGTCTATATGCCAGGTATAATGGCTTTCCTCATCTCCAGTATATATCGTATACTGCATATCTTCTACAAACCCGTAGAGATTAAATCTGTAGAAATCACTATTAATACTTCTGGCCAAAAAAGCCATTTTTTCATATATCCACTGATGAGGCTCTGAATTGTCTAACCACGCAGTTTTTGAGACTCTAATTTGAGTATTAACATCACCTTTAAGCCCTCCCACAATACCATCTGATGCAGGTAGCTTTTCGCACATGTTAATTATATCTGAGACCTGTCTTGCATCAAAAGCTTCTCTCCAGGTAATAAATGGCTCATATGCAGTTTTTCTAGCTGATGCCGGTAAGAAGCTATAAAGAGACATTATGAATACTCCACCCATCCTGTCATAATATACTTTGTGCCAGATAAGGGGGGATTGCCACGATGGGTGTGGGTATAACCTGCAGGGAATATAACTAGTCTTCCTCTTTTCGCTGCAATACGCTTACTTAAATATAAAAATTCTGTTTCCCCACCTTCAATAACATCATTCAAATACAAAATGTACGCTGCTATTCTTCTACTATATTCTAGCGATCCTTGCTCGCTATGCCACACATGATACCCTTGAGACGGTTCTGTTTCTTGTAATTTATAAGAATAAATAGTATGATTATTAAACGTATTAAGAATATCATACTTTGTAGTATACTGTTTATAGCTATTTTTCCAAAATACTTCATTAAATTCAGCTATAAACCCCCCTAAATTATCATAACTAAAATTAATTTCGGTCTGCTTCATAGGATTAAGAGTGGTAGAAACATCCTCTTTGGACAGGGTACTACATTCATCCCTATTCCAAGTCCTATTATTATCCTTACACCATTTAAAATAGTTTATAAGACTATCACAGTATTCTGGGGTTACCACATCATCATATACACCAATAAAATCATTCATAAAAATCTCACAGAGTAGGGGTTATATTTCCAGTTTTATTAATTAAATCTTCATAATTATCTTTGATATATGCTTGAGCAGCCCATTGAGCCTGTGGTGCATACATTTCTATTAATTGCTCCAAAGGAATAGGATTGTTGTTTTCATCAAAAACAACACTGATGTTAAGAGTAATCGCAGTTAATTCACCATCAAGCGGGGTGTACTTAACAAGCATATTACCTGAAGTAACATCTGCTTTTATAATTTTATATGTGAACGTATAATTCATTGTCTAGTCCATGTAATAGTTATTTGACCGGCGCCGCCCGGACCACTACCCACTGAGTAAGGAACATTCTGCTTTAAATTAAATTTACCTGACCAATTTGAAGTGGTAACACTACTTATCGTACCATCAGCCCCTTTAGTACCAGGGATGCCAGCGCTACCAGCAACTCCAGGGTTTCCGCTATTACCAGGATTGCCTGGATTAGCACCGGAACCGGAATTTCCGCTACTCCCTGTATTACCTGGATTACCAGAATTTCCTGGATTACCAGAAATTGGATTAGCTGATGCAGCGCCCCCACCGCCACCGCCACCACCAGCAGCTTTAGAATTAGTATTTACCCATCTAGCTGCTCCACCTGATCCCGACCCACCACCCCATGTATAATTAGCCGGTGTGCCGCTACCTCCTGTAGAGTTTCCATTACCGTTTCGTATAGCACCAGCACCAAAAGTAGCTAACCCATATGCAGTACCACCGTTACCGGCAACGACCTGTCCGGTACCTGGTGTAGCTGTAGAAACTCCCGCATTACCTGGTCCGCCACTATATGATGATCCTACTATAGGGTCTGCGCTACCACCGGCGCCACCAGCCCCACCAAAAAGGCCCGTAGTACTACCAAAAACATATCCATATCCACCGCCACCACCAGCACCCCCCGTTCCTGCTGACCCTCCGGAACCTCCTGTCCCATTGTTACCTGGGTTGCCAGATGACCCTGAATTTCCTGGGTTACCAGCAGATCCCGCTGTACCTCCGTTACCACCAGTACCATTATTTCCAGCAGTGCCATCAGTACCCTTGCTACCTTTAGTGCCACTATTTCCAGAAGTGCCAGGAAAAGTATAATTGCTAAACGTGGTTGAATTACCCGAAGTACCAGAATTACCTGGAGAGCCATCATTACCTAGCCCTCCTGATCCAGCACCATTACCTGCTGAGCCTGGTGTGCCAGCAGTACCACTACCACCACTTGAACCTGCACCACCAGCACCACCGGCGCCGGCGCCGGACCCATCGCTGCCTGGGTTGCCTGCTGTTCCAGGTAGACCAGGCCCGCCGTCACTATATGGCCACTTAAATGGGGTTGTAGATACGCCAGGGCCTGGGTTAGAAGTTTCTCCAGCTTTACCCCACCCGTTTATTACAGGTCGACCCTTAGAGTCTATTTGATAGTAATACGCATAACCACCTGACATATATTGCAAATTAGTAGATGAGCTTGCTGCAGCACCTCCAGCACCGCCGCCACCAGCATTCCCTGGATTTCCTGCGTTGCCTGCAGTACCTGGATTTCCAGCAGGGCCTCCAGGTCCGCCTGGACCCCCCGAACCATTATTACCAGGGTTGCCTTGGTTACCTGCACTACCAGGATTACCTGCTGAACCGGCTGTGCCTGCTGTGCCCCCTGTGCCGCCAGTACCTGCAGTACCTGCCCCTCCTCTACCTGTGCCACTTATACTTACAACCCCAAAAGGTAATGTAAGATTGCCTGTACCAGAGTTTAAGGTAATTGATCCAGCGTTAACTAGAGTTCGGCGGAGTGTTGTTCTTAAACCTAAAGGCATTTTATAATGCCACTAAAGCAGGTAATTGATCTTTAACGTTCTGTAAACCTTCAATAAAGTTTGATGTAAGTGCGTATGAAGGTCTGCCATCGTCATGCTCCTCTTTGTAGGTCACGAATGGCCAGGAACTAGCAGTTAGTTGTTTATCTTTCCACCACGTGTTAAGATTGTTTATTACTGTATCTAAAACTGCTGTATTATTATAATGCATTCTAACATACTTGATATCTGTATGATCTAACCATGCGGCAAGATCGTGTCCATCTAGCGAATTAACTGAATCACAAGTATATAAAATAATTTCGTGAATTTTTACGACAGCCATTTTACCTTCCTCCTTAAGCGACGTTGGCCATAGCAAAAGTACCAAAATATGATGTTCCACCATCTAATGTAAAGAATGTAAGAACATCAGACCTATTAGCAGTTGTAGTTAGCACCGGGCTAACTGCATCAGTATACTTAGCACCTGTAAATGATGCCGTTCTTGAACCAGTACCATCTTGTTTTAAGATAACTGTTACTGGTTTTGTAAACCCTACCGTTGGTGGGTTAGTAAATGTAAACGTTACACTAGTAGCAAGAGTTAAATTAAAGATATTGGATAGACTTAAATCTATATTATAGGTTGATGTGGAGACTGTAGCTGTATTAACTGTTTCGGTGTAAGCTGTAAGGGTAGTGAATGCATCTCCCTTGTCACCTTTTGCACCGGTAGTACCATTATCGCCCTTAATACTCAATCCAGTTCCGGAAAATTGTACTGCAAGATTAGCACCAGTTAAAAATGGTGAATTATAGCTGCCAGTAATATTAGTTACATTAAATTTAGAATTATAAGCCTGGCTACCTGCTGCAGTGCTGCTTACTGAATATAATAGGGTTTGAGAAGTATTAGCAATATTAGTAATTTCAAGATAACCCTTAAACGTAGTATTGCCTAGGTTATTGTAATTACTAATTAAGAGCTGATTGTTAGCACCAGTATTGTCTATATTTCTTACGGTAATTGCAGTAACACTTGAAGGAGTTGCGCTATTAAAAATAAGTGAACCAATACCTGGAGCTGATACGGATTCTGTTGTACCTGTATCAAACAGATAGTTTATACCAGCAGTAAGCCCGCTGGTTCCTGAGTCACCTTTAGACCCAGCGTCTCCCTTATCACCTTTAGCACCCTGATCACCTTTGTCACCCTTGGTGCCAGTAGAACCTAGGTCTCCTTTGTCGCCTTTAGCCCCCTGGTCGCCTTTATCACCTTTGGAACCGGCCGTACCAGTCGTACCAGTATCCCCTTTACTACCCAACCCGTTAGGAGTAAATGTAAATAGTAGGGATGAGGTATCCTGGAATACTGCAGTATACCCGTTATTAATATTTGAAACTGTGAATAATTTGTTTGTTGCTTGACTACCTTCTGATATGCTGCTAACGTTAAATAGTGCTGTCTGTGATGTATTAGCTGTATTACGTACAGTAAGCAAACCTTTAAGAGTAGTATTGCCATAGCTACCAAACGCATTAAACAAATTATTACTGTCGTTAATATTACCGTCAACCTTTCTTACAGTAATAGACGTTACCGATCCTAATGTAGCGGAGTTAAAAATAGCTCCACCTATAGGAGGTTGAGAAGCACTTTCAGTTGTTGATACACTAAATGTGTAAGGTATACCAGCTTCTCTTCCTGCGGAGCCTGTATCTCCCTTGTCACCTTTACCACCAGTAGTTCCTATATCGCCCTTATCGCCTTTGTCACCTTTAGTACCTACCTCACCTTTATCACCTTTTGAGCCGGCTGTGCCGGTATCACCCTTGTCACCTTTTGCCCCGGTAACACCTATATCACCTTTATCGCCCTTTGACCCTACTTCACCTTTATCGCCTGATAGAGAGACTTGCACAGTTACATTTTCTAACGATGTAAGGCCTGAAGTAACTCCACCCAAATATGTAATGTTAAATTTAATTGCGCCAGTTACACTTGTGTCTGCAGCACTAGTTATTCTGTAGACAGCAAATTCATTAGTATTTTCACTTGATCTAATATACAGAAGGGCTTTATTAGCACTACTACTACTTCCAACAGCACTCCAAATATTAGAAGTACTATTACCTCCAAACTCACTAGAGCTGAAAGATACAATAGTAGCAAGAGAATAGTTAGCATTGTTAAGACGTAATCTTCCACTTACTGGAGCAGTGCTCATAGTAGTAGAAGTATCAAACGAATAAACTAGATCACTGTATGTGCGTATAGGAAAGAAGTATGTGCCGTCGTTAGTAAACTTCCAGGTACTAGTAGTTTCATCCCATAGAATATAAACATCTGGACTAGTACCGCGGTTTACTGTGATAGAGGCATTACCTGCCGGAGCGCCAGTAAGAGCAGAATAGAGAAGAATGTCTCCTGTACCAATCTCTAGTCTTTGGGCTGATTGGAATGTTGCAATACCAGTAACAGTAAGATTCCCTGATACTGTTACTGTCTCTGTGTTTACTGTGAAGACTGTAGATTGTGTTGCATTGGCCGACGTTACACTGAAGGCACCATTACTTACAGTAAGATTACCTTTAGAAACGGTTACTGAGTTTCCTAAGACTGAACGACCTGTGGCGTTGATAGATAGCCCTGTTGGATTATCTATGATAAGTGACTTTCCGTTAATAGTTACATTACCAGATATACTTACAGTATTTCCAATAGTTGCAGTATTATTAACAACAATACCGTTTTTAACTCTAAAGTCTTGAGTATTTGCAGCCATTTAGCTTCCCTTTCCGCCGTATTAACGTACTTTCTGTCTTACGCCTCTGAATTGAAGATTTGCCGTTCCACCCTTAGATGCAAGATATGCAGATGTTGGATTAGCAACTAGAAGGATAGCAGTTGAATTAGCACTGGTACCTACTTCTATAAAATTTGTATTTGTATATATCGTACCAAACTGGGTTGAATGCACATTGCCATAACCATAAACTACATTGACCTCTGTCATTACTACTTCGTTAATTTGCTCATTATCTTGCACTTGAATAGTAAACTTAACAGCTTGGTATCCAGTACCCTGCTCGCTATTAATAGCATCTATAATTTGAGGGTCAGTATTAGAGAACTGCAAGAAAGAATAAGGACCAGTTAACCCGCCAAAGGCTGAATTAGAACTGTATATGGTATTTGGTGGCACGATAGGGCATACAGTTGCAGTAACAGTATTTTGATCAGTGCCGCCCATGAATACAATATTTGCATATAAGTCGCCTGAGCAGATCAGGTCCCCGCCGGTTTGAATAGTACCATTAGCATATACTTTAGTATTACTAATAGAAAGTAATGCAGCTGGTGCATTGTTAGACAAACCTACGTTACCGTTTGCTGCAAGGAAAATATAACCCGAACCAGAATTGTTATTGGATGCAAGTCTTAACTGATTTCCAGTGTCAGCGTAAATAGTAATTGTATTACCGCCTGCATACGAATTTGTTGACGTTACGTGTACGGCTGAGTTGTCTGTTGTATTCTCTACGGTAAATATTTCTGTTGTACCAGTACCAATTACGTGTAGCGGGTGCTGTGGTGTTGATGTTGCGATACCAACATAATTAGTAACCGCGTCAACAAATAGGGTGCTGGTATCGACTGCTAAGTTGCCTGTAATTGATGTTAAGCCGCCACTAAACGTTGCATTGCTAGAAATAGTAACAAGATTACCTGTTAGTGTAACGTTAGATGTGGTATTATTTCCGTTAACGGATATATTAGTAACAGTGGTATTGGCTTTAAGATTAGTATTACCAGTAACGTTAGAAACACTATTAACATTAAAACCAGTAGTTCTAATATTTGTATTGACTCCAGTAACAGTCATAAAGGTTGTTGTGCTGTTGCCGTATACCTGTAGCACATTTACCGTGCTATTACCCCATATCTGAGTGTTGCTTAATACTTGCACACTATCAGCAATTATGTAAGTGTTAGATGAAGAGATACTTACGTTGGAAGTAATGTTAAGAGTGTTTGCTACTATATTGGCAGCATATCCGGAAATACTAACATTCGATGATGTTGTAGAATTAGCTAAGCCTACAGTTATTGTTGATATATTAGCAGTGTTGCCGCTAGTACCACCTCTTAAAACAGAGGTAGATAATACATTCGCTGATAACGTACCTATAACACTAGCATTGCCAGAAGTATTCGCCCCATTAATAGTGTTACTTGTAGTAACTATTTCATAAGTTAGCGCACCTAGTAGTTGATTGGTTTTATTATATAAACCATAAAATGTATCTGTAGCAATTTGCAAATTAGAAATAGGTCTAGACATTTTTTACCTTATACGGATAGCGCGATTGCTCTAACGTCACTTACTGACGGATAATAACCAGTAGTAGAATCTGATACTAAAATTATTTTAACTTTAAAGGCTGTATATCCTTCTACAACACTCAGCTCACTAGAGTGATAAGTTAGTTTACCAGAATTTAAATAGTCTTTGAATGCAGTGCCAGGGTAGTCTAGAACTTCTACTACTAGGCCCCCTGAAGCAAATGAAGCAAGCTTAAGATTAATAGCATCTTGTTCACTATCACCGTTAACATAATAATTTATATCTCTAGTAATTCTAATTCTATTTTCATACACCCCTTCTACTTCGGAAATAACTGATTGATCCGGGAATAGCGGGTTGTAAATTCTTACTAGATTACCTGGACTAACCACATCATTAATAAACCCGCTAGTGCCTATCAAGGTTCTAGCTGCATAGCTATCTTTGCCGTCAAAATTAATAGTGAATGTACCAGTGACTGCTCTACCTGAGACTGTATTGTCATAACTAGATAATGGATAATATGACAGATCATACTCTAGTTCCACTAAGTCATTTTCATTATCTACAGCGCTAAACAGATTATCTGGAGACACATTCTTTAATCTGGTCCAAAGTTTATTATCTTTTATGTCACCATCGTTATCATTATAGAAGCTTACATATACTTGTAGTTCAGTGCCTGCTGGTTGATGTGCGGTTAAATATACTTTTATATCTTCCGCAACAACGCCCTTTGCTAAGCTTACATCGCGACCAATATACTTTGCAGCTGATTTACCTTTTCCTGGTAATTCTTCGTCTGTGTAATTAGCATCAGCATAGACGGATGTTGCATGAAACAACATATCTTCTTCGTCGAGTACCGGGGTAAGAAATGGATTATCAGTATCAAATAGTAGATAAAAATTAACTGATTTATCATTATTAAGAAACGCAGGATTGCTTACTTCATTAGATCTTGAGCTGCAATAGGCTTTGTATTCTACTACATTAGTCTTTTTAAATTGTCTAACTTCTATATCGCTGTCTACTGTTACATATGTCGAGTTAGAAAAATTAACGTACGTATTGGTAGTAGTGTCTACTGGAGCAAGAATTTTAAATTCAGATAAAAATTGATTTACTGGATAATTTTCAACTGATGAAATTTTAACTGAAGAACCAGAAAGCTCCCCTACTATAGTATTGCTGGTGCTATTAGCAGCAAAATTATAGGTAGAATTAGCACTCGAGCCGCCTAAAATAACAAATCCTTTTTGCTTGTTAAAATCTACTACTCTTGCAGTAGGTGCTATTAAATAATTAGCCGACGAATTAGTTACTGGTACGGGTGATGAAAGTGATAGTGTTGTGTTGTTTGAAATACTATTAATTCTACGAATAATATTCGTGTTGCCAGAGTTTAATACGATAGTATCGCCGGCAGTAAAGTTAGTAGTAAATACAGTACTAACTCCGCGAACTATATTGTTACCTGCAACAATGGCAACAGTTTGAGCAGTGACATATCCGGTATTACAAAACACTGATTCCCCACCTATTAACCTACCAGTAGAGAAATCTTTAAAGAATGTTACATATTCCATATCTCTGTTAACAGCATTGTATAATGTGGGTGTCTGTTGAAATACTGCTGATGAGATATTAAATTTTAAATCTGTATCTGTTAGAGGTGTTAAGGATGTGCCGTTAGTAAGAACAAAGAACTGGCCATCTAATGCCCCTTTTGTAACAGGGGAGCTTTGTGTTTCGTTGTATGTTTCTCCTGCCTTGTTTCGCCACAATGCAAATTGCGAATCGCCGCTATCTAATTTAATTACGAATGCATAAAACTTGTCTGTTGAAATAGGTACAGGAATATCAAATCTAAACGTTGTAGCAGATTGTCCAGTAGTTGATGTGTTAATATTTGCATATTCAACACGGGCGCGTCCGTATTTAATATATGTGTTAAGCTTTGGAGTAGCGATATTGTTTATGTTTTCTGTTTCACAAATATAAACAGTTGCACCAGGCTGTACAGAAACACCACCAGTGCTTGTCTGAGACGAAGACGCAGCACTTGGTTTATTTTTAAAATACAAATCGATTTTAGAAAGGAAAACGTATGGTGACTTGAGAACCGCATTACTGTCAACTAGAAACGTTTGTGCAAAATCAGCTACTATAGTCATGTGAACCTTTAACCATTTGTTGTGGGAGAAGTGTTACCCACTTCTTTAATTTCCACGTAGTAATTAGTTGTTACTTGAGGGTCGTATGTTTTATTTATTATGCATTCAGAATAGCATCTAGCAATATCTCTGTAATTAACAGGCAATGTATTACTACTAATTGATGCAGAATCAACAGCTACTAAAGTTAGACTGCCAGAGTTTCTATTTAAATAATCTAGATATGCTGTTTCAGATACGTTTGTTAGCTCGGAAAGAGCTTCTTTATAGTAATAGACAAATTCAACATCACCTTTGAAATCTGTTTTAAAGTCGCCACCACCTTCCATAATAATATTATTAGAGCTAACCTTCTTATTATTAGAGTACATATTAAGCTTGGTGTTAATGTTTAAACCGTATACACGCACTTTAAAGCTTTGCTCTGCAACTGCATCAATATAGCTTATATTGCGACTAGTAGTTTTTTCTACTTCGGTCGTAAATCCTAAAGAATTAGTAGTACTAGGCATTATGCATATCCTATCTTTTGAAAGAGAACACCGGAAGGCTGTGTACCTGTGATAGTTGGATTAGGAGCTACGGTGCGCGCTTCAGCTAATTTAGTACTACCACTATAAATCTCCACCCTCAATATATCACCCGTCTTATATCCAGTATATGTTATTGTTGTGCCATACGTTACTACTATACTACCTAAACTAGTACCGTTAGTAGTTAGGTACGGTGACCCTTCAGTAGGGGTATTATTGGTAAGAGCTATACTAAAATCATTGTTAAGGGATTTAGCAGCAATTGATTTAGGCCCGTTTGTTATGACATATTTATTTTGAGTCTCGTTAAATAGTTTAACTGTAAGACTAGCATTTTTTGCTATATTAGAGGTATTAAAATAGCATTTTATATACCCGTAAGTCTTTGCGCTAGTATTATTGTATATAGAGTCTGCCGAATAAGTACCTACTATAGTCTGACAAGTTAAGTTATATAGAGGTGTAGCAGGAGCGCTTGCTGCTATCAACAATGTATCTGCAGCTACTATAGCAGGCGATACTAGTTGATTATTAAGCGCGGTAGCAGTAACGATAATGTTTTTATTAGTTGCAAGCGCTGCATTAGAAGTAAAGCTAAGTGTAGCGAAGGTATCAACAGATCCAGAAACATCCGCAGTGTTAGCTCTTTGTGTAATTAATTGACCAGAAAGCGGCGCGCCACAAATATCATCTGATACAACACCAGTAATATTGTAATTTAACACAACTGCATCTATACCTTTAGCGACACTGGCTTTGTATGTAAATGTATTACCTGCCGCTACTGATGTTTTATCAAAGTTACAGGTCAATGCGCCTATTGAAGATGTTGAAAAACTACTAGCAGCTATGAATGTAGCAGGTGACAGTACATCGTTAGTTCCTCTAGTCTTATCATCTGTTACTGATCCTAGCTGTACTCTCATTAAATAATATTCTTCTCCAGAACCATCATTATCATCTCTAAAATATGGTATTTGCTTGGTAGCTTTTCCGCCGCTTATAGTTAAATTACCTGTAGCGTTAATTTTTTTAAGATTCCATTTGTAGGCAGCAAATATGTTAATAACAGACCCTGTAGCAGCTTTAGATTTATCTAAAACATAAATTGGATTGTTATCTTCATCAACACTACCGGAATCAATTAAAACCCCGTCGTTTTTGTATCTAAACGGTTCAACTGAGCCCCCGACATTCATAATCTGGTAAGGGTATACTGTACCGTCAGCCGCACCCGGTACTTGTAACGTATATGTAACTGTGGCTTCAGTTGATTCAGACTCCGTCTTTGCATACACCACTCTCTTATCACACGTTAGAGTTGGAGTAGCAACTTGAGTATTTTTAATAGTTACAAACGATGGTGATCCAGTCACTGCAGCCGTTGTACCTGAAACTGTAAATGCGAAAGTCTCGTCAGCTTCATTAATGATATCGTTAGCAACCGTTACTGTTACGCTGCCTGTGGCTAAAGTAGTGTTACCTGTTACTGTTATAGTACCAGATAATGGAGTAACAAAGTCGGTTTGAGTAATACCGCTTCCATTGGTAGTAGAAGGAGTAATATTATAATTATAAGTTCCAGCTCCTATACCAGTAGTTACTAGTGTATACACTATGTTGCCGCCTTCTTGAACTTCCCGCCCTGAGCTCTCCAGCCTGTAAGATATAGGAGGAGGACCAGAGTCAGCAGTAATTGTTACTGAGCGGGATAATGCTTGACCTGTAGTCATATCAGCAACACTAGGAATTGACAATGTAAAGGTCTCGTCACTTTCCCCGCTTGCATTATTAGCCGCAGTTACAGAAAGTGTTCCAGAGCCTGAGGTAACTGTAATATTTCCAGTTAACCCTACGCTTATATCTCCACTTGTAAATCCACTAGTGCCAGTAATAGTGTATGGGACGCTACCAGAATATCCATTAGCATAAGTTAGGGTAAATCCGGCAGTGCTTGTTTCTGCAATTCTAAAGGTATTACAAGTTAAGCTGGCGCTATCATCTCTCTCAAATCTAATATTAGTACTAACTGATGCAGGTGTTGTATTATAGTTAGTGCCGCTTGGTGGGGTTACAGTATATACTAGCGTCTTAATGCCGTTAGACAGGCTGCTTGAATTTGCAGTAAATGTTAAATTAGCATAGTTATTACCAAATGTTACGCTACCGGCCATAGGCACATTAATGTCTGTTGGTTCTACCCCACTTAAAGTGTAGCTTGCCGTAGTTCCGTTAGAAATAGAACCGGTAGATGTTAATACAAAGGTTGCGCTACCACCATCAGTTATACTAGAATTACTTACACTTAACGGGAAGTTAACCACAGTGCTATCTGTAAGCACGAAACTGTAACTTGAGTATGCAGGGTGAGCTATTGTAAACGTGGCAGGCTCTGACCCCTCAACAACCGCATCGTTTGCAACAGACAAGTATACAGCACACGACCCTGTTGAATTAATTGTAAGCGTTCCACCAAGCCCGGTAGAATCAACTGTTACGTTGCTTGTAGAATTACTTGAAGTTCTAATAGTAATATCGCTATTAGTGATACCAATACCAGTGATGCTATAAGGATACGTATTAACTTGCGGGCTACTAACAGTAAACGTAAAGTAGCAGTTCTGTCCTTCGCCCACACTATCAGTACCTGTTGGGGAAGTAAATACAGTACGATATTCAGTATTGCTTGAAGTGCTTACAATATTAACGTTGATAGAAGTAGTAGGAGAAGTATTAACAGTAAATACCATGGTCTCTAAAGACTCGGTAGTAAAGTCATTTAAAATGTTAATTTGCAAATTAGCATAAGCAACGTCGGTGTTACCTTCTACTGTTAGGGTACCAGTAAGTGCTGCACTAATATCACCAGAGGTTATATTGGTACCAGTAATTGTATAATTAAAACTAGTTCCATTAGCAACATTAACTGTTATAAAGCTAATAGACACGTTGCTACCTTCCGTTACTTCTCTCTTAGATGCTGAAAGCACATATCTAGGATCAGTATTACTAACAATGTCATCAGGAGTAACATCTATTGCAGGGCTTTCTTGAATTAATGTTGTGTCTGTCTGTTTAACCGCTACCTTAAAAGCAACTCTTAAGTTGCCTGGCTCGGTAATCATGTCCCCTACAAACTTAGTGTCTCCGCCAGTACCATTAACAGCAGAGGTAAATCTGTTTTGAGAAATAATATTAATTTCACCATTAGACGGCAACATTAACACATGCTCTGACCACTTACCAGGCGCTGGTTCACTAACAACGTTGCCGCTATATCTTAAGCTGTTAAGAGTAGTACTATCATCATAATTAAATCTGGCCTGCAGGTTAAAGCTCTTAATTTGCGGAATTAATCGACCTGCTTCCTGATCTATATAAGCGGTCATTTCCTTATTGTTGATATCTGAACTTAAGTAGTCATTAAAGTTATCAACAAAATATCCATACTTAGTTCTATCAAGAGAAGGGTTAATAGAACTAGGAATATTAATATCTTTTGTTTTCTTGTCTAGTAAATTAAGAGAAGTATAGTATTCAAGATTTTTAATTCTGCTTTCAAGATTACCAATTTCACCCATGGTATATCTCTTAGGTGTCTTGGAAGCTTCAGTAACATCATAAACATCTTTTACAGTGTAGTTTACATGACGCGAATAAAGCCCAGAAGCTGTACCAGTACGCTTAGTAAACAAGTCTACTACGTTACTATCAGGCACCTTTGGCAAGGATGGGTATGAAGGTATTTCAAGTATAGAAATTGTAATGCTATCTGCAGGTGCTTCAGTAGGCACGGGGACATAGGCAGGAGTACCTTCTACTACCTTTATATTACCAGCTTTAGAAACTACTACTCTATCTTTTCTCTTCAGATACGCTTCGTAGTTAAAAATTGCATTGCTATCTGGAATAGGGAATAATTTATCCGACGTATAGAAGGTTCTAGTATTCGCTGGATTAACGGATGCCGTACTAGGATTAGAGGTGTAGTTTGCTTGAGATTGAATTCTGGGTCTAAAGTCCAAAGCATTTTCTAGACCTAAGACTTTCCCGCTAGGCAATTTAAACTCAGGAATTTCAACTATGTTGATAGATGTGTTACCCATTGCGGTGCGTGTGCTATTATTAGAGTTTAATGGGTAGCTTAACACGCTAAAGAAGCCAGCAGCTGATGGTGTTCCTAGATAGAATGCATCAAACTCTACTAGCAGCCATTGATCTTCGCTGAGATTACGAGCTATAGAATTTCTCTTAGCTAGATGGGCGTGACCGTAGTAGTCTGATGTTTGACCATTGTCAATATAGAAGTTATCTGTAATCACGGTACTGTTAGTATTAACGGTGCTTGAATTTGCAATAAAGACTCTGTTTAATCTAAAAGCGTCCGGTATACCTAAACACCATGGTCCCTTAGTTGTTGCAACGTTATTTGCTAAGCAAATCTTAACATAGTTATTTCTACTTACAAGCTTGGCTAGCTTTTGAAAGTTGGTCTTGATAGCATTGTATGTGATAGCCGCTGGTACAGATGAAGAGAGACTGAATGTGTTAGGAGATACCCCGTTAAGATTAACGTAAAGAGTAGTACCCGTGCTGTTTGTGTTTACGCTTACACGCGTATCGTCTAGAGGAACTGGGACGTTGCCAGGCAAATATCTGCTTACATTAATAGATGTATTGGAATTAAACGGCCATGCATCATTAAGCACCATGTAGGTATTATTAGAAACCGATGCAACCGAGCTGTACAAGTAGATACTATCATTAGCCGAATTTTCTAGATAAACACTGTCACCGGGTTTAAAGTATGTGTCTAGTAAATCACCAATTACAAACTTATTATTTCTAGTCAACTCTGCTGTTGCAGTATTAGTAGAAATTGCATTGGCAAGAGGTACAAGGATTACTTCCTTGCGTTGATTTGCGCTGAGAGTAGCGTTATTGCCGTAGATGAACTGATCGCTTATGGTGAGTGATGCAACGCCGTTAGAGCTAATATTAGCAGATGATACAGCAGATCTATATCCATATGTGACCGAATTTACTGACTTAACACCCTCTACAGATAGATCAAACAATAGTGAGCTATTCTTTGGATCCTTAAGAACTGCTATTTCTTTGTTTAGGTTATTTCTCTCTAAAACTAGATCTGCTACACCATCGTAACTAACTCCATTATAATAAACTGATCTAGCTTGACTAAAGCTGTACCCTTGTCTCATGGACACATCAAATAGGTACATTCTATAGTTTGCAGATGAGGTGCCAGGAGTACCCGAATCATATACTATCGATCTAACTTTAGCTGTGCCTATCACAGTATCAGTAAATGATATACTACTCTTGTTTTTTGTATAATACTGATATGGAACACCGTAGATAGAAACCTCAGGTGCTGCGTCGGTGTCTACAAACCCTGCTAGCTCTTTTACTAGAACATAGCTACCATAATTAATACTGGTAATCTGATCTTCTAGTATATAAGTGTCGTTAGATCGTCTAACTGGAACAAATGTATTACGTTGAGTGTCTACTCTTACACCATCAATGTAAAGAATACCAGGATCAGATACTGCATTAAAGTAAGAGTTGCTCCAAGTTGTTTGATCTTTTGTAGAAACAATAAAAGGATCAACTACAAAGTTGCCACTAGTTTCTGTTGTTCTTCTTTCAAATTCTTTTGATAGAATATTATAGAGAGTATTCTTGTATTGCTTGTAAGGTTGACCTTCTCTAAATTCTACTAGCGGGAAGAATGTATTATTTGATTCTGCATTAGCAGTATCTACTACAGATAGAGTAGGAATAAACTTTAATCTATTTGCACCAGGTGCGGCAAAGTTTGGAGTGCCTGTAGCATTGTCTAATAGGGTGGAATCCACATTTGTATTAACTATAGCCTCTTGAGTAACAAACCCAACAGACACGCTATTAACATTGGTAGAATATGAATTAACTACCGTGATTTGTGAATTAACGCCTAAGAAGAAACCCTTCTGATAAATTATGCCCTCAGTAACCCCAAATGCATATGCGTTACCAACTGGAGTAGAATTGCCACCAGTATAAGACGAATCAGCAACTAACACCTGCGCCTTAAACATCTGAGGTGTAATTTCTAGGTTGTTAAAGGTACCAGTGCTACTTCTTACTGTAACGTAAGGTGCTTCAATATAGTTAGTTCCAGGATTTGTTAGAGATACATCTGTAACAACACCCGATGAGTCAGTAGTGAGCACTGCAGACGCACCTGTACCAACTAGGCCGACAACATATGCGCTATTTGATCCCTGTACTACGAAGCCTTCACTTGTAATTGTCCACTTTTCTGCACCTACTGCACTATTAGCTAGATCATTAGTATGGGGTTTAATTTTAAGAAGAGTGTATCCATCATTGCTACTATATGTTACATTATCAAGAGTAATACTAAAATTATTATTAGCTTCATAAACATATACATTAGCTACAGTTGTACCGTTTACCTGAGATATACCGGCGCTGGAATTGATGGAGCTGTTACTTACTAATAAAGCGCTAGTAATCTGAACTGTATCAGAGTTTGAGAATGAGGTACCACCATTAACGACATTAAAGTCAAATATTTCGTAATTTTTGCTGAAAATTGTTAGTACGTTGCTATTGGCAAAACTAGTCTCTAACGCTGAGTCACCTGAATTAATATAGTTTAAATACAAATAATTTGTATCAGGGTCTGTAGATTGCAAGCCTTGTTTAGCATTAATAATTTTTGCTTGAACGTTCGCTGTGTTCTTAGCATAGTAGTTTACATATTCTGTAGGTATAGCAGGTTGACCATCTGCTTGATTATCCAGAAGCTTTACATAACTATAAGCTGGATAAAACTGAAAGTTAACTCCACTTACTATGGTGCCACTTTTAAAAACGTGATTACCGAATCTTTCTACTTGGGTTTGTAGTATGTCCTGAATTTGAGTGAGCTCGCGAGCCTGGACTGACACACCTGGTCTAAACAATATCTTGTAGTAGTTACTGTTATCAGTATAGTCATCAAAATAAGGAGCAACGTTTAAATTAGTCTCTATAGACATACTTCCCTCTTAAAAATTCAATATAACTCTGACTGCTTCGGACTGTTCGTCATTTCTTGCAATAGGGTCTAGGTTCTCAACGTATAATATATTGCCGCTACCTTTAACAATATCTGGTGAGTATCTAGTGCCTATTCCGGGTATAATTGTTGTATTACTATCTACTACCTTAACTGTATCTACCAAATCAGGATTTATAACCCCTCTTTCATTAGTCAAGAACAGGTAAGTATTGTTAGTAGAATGTACGTAGGCATTAGCAACTGAGAGATCAACTTGATAAACCTCAGCATCTTCATTTAATGTTCCTACTATACTATCATAAGGTACGCGAGTTCTATTATCTAGTGTATTAAAATTATTATAATCCACATCGTTAATAGTTATTGCTGAAACATTACCCCATGCACCTGATACTACTCCTATTACATTCTTACCGATCTGAAATTTAGGCTCAACACTATTCATATTTAGGTAGGGCAATGAGCCACCTGCTCTAGTACCTGTACTAATCCGCTCTATGAATTGTACGCTTGCAATAGTAGAGTTAAATGTAGGAGCGCTACTTAAGGTAACGGATGTTGAATTAGCAATAGACGCTACAGTTCTCAAACATCTTGTATTGTTAACTGTGTCGTATATTATAACCTCATCACCTATCTTTAACGCGCTATTAAATTCTGTAGAAATACCTGAAATAATACTATTAGTCGTATTTACCACGGCAATACCAGCAAGGGTCTTGTAGTTTAATTGTACTATTTCTTCTGTGCCCAAGAACGTACCTACACTGTTAGCAAGCTCTAGGGTTACATTGTTAAGCAATGGGTCTTTAAGAATGTAGATGGATCTATAATCATTTTGAGTTGTGACATAACCGTTTTCATCTCCCGTAAACTCAATTCCTATACCAAAATTAGTTGCACCAAGCTCATTCTCTGCATCCGCCCCATGACCGCCCTGTGGTGGTATAATGACCTTTAATACGGCGCTATTAGACACCCCACCCGTATTGCCTTGAACCTCTGCCGTACCATATGTAAACCCGGCGCCTCTTTCTACTAAATTAATCTTGCTAATAAAATTATTTACAGTAGCGTTAGAAGAAACTGTAGCATACCCTGTAACATTTGTAGTACCATCACCAGCTACAACTACATTAGGGGCAATTAAATATGTGGATCCTGCGGAAGGTTGGGTGCTAAAAGGAGTTTCTACCACTACTACTTTCTTAACATGATCATATTCAGTTATTTTTCTTAGTCCGCCCATACCGGTGCCGCCGGTAATATACATTGCACTATTAATATAGAAGTTTGCATTAGCAGACGCGGTATTAGCAAGTCTATAGGTAGTACTGCTCCCTATAATCGTAGGAATTGAATCTCTTAAATCATCAGAGTTAAACGTACCAGTAAATGTAGAAATATAGGCCGATCCAGGGTTAGTAACTCTAATAACGTCAATGGCACCTGCTACTGTATTTCCTGCAACGTTGGCACTAGTAACTACTGGCATATAATCATCTGAAGCAAACTTTAGGAAATCATTGTTTGCCATTTTATACATAAGCTTCCAAACATATCCGTCACTAGTAGAAAAGCTACAAGCACTTTCTACTGTATCTGCTGGGCTATATGTTGATGCGGTATTACCGTTATTATCTAAGCATTTGTATATGAAATAAGTTGACCCATCAGTAGTACTTACATAAAATTGTTTGTTGGTTAAGTCAGCGTCGCTATCATAGCTTTCGTATATTGTATTAGATACCCAGTCGTATCTACTAGCCATGCGCGCAGTATCAGTAGCTTGAATTTTTTTAGCGAATATTCCTTGCTCGTAAGGCTCTATAAAGACTGCTGCGGTGCTATTATTCGCAGCTAATATATTATCATCGCCTTGAGGATAAGGCATATGTCTAGAAGCCAACATATAATATACGTTATTAGCAGGCTCGATAAAAGATTCTGATATCTGAGCTGCGATATGATTTTTAAAATAACTAGTTACTAATCTTGACATTATAATATGGTTATGCTTGAAGTTGATATAATATTATTGTTAACAGTGCTGCTAAGTTTTACTTTACCAAAAAGCTTAGTACCCGCAACATGCAGAATTTCTCTAAGGATGTTAGTATACTTATCTAGCGGGATAGGGCTCTGTACTTCATAGGAATATTCTTGATAGTATTCGCCGTCATGAATCTTTTTGACATCGCTTAAAAATCCATCCTTAGATGCATAATATCCGGAACCTATACCGTATCTAGTGACATTGCTCTTACCGGTAGCAATTTCCCCAGCAGCAGAAGTCATAGAAACCCCTTCATCCTGCTCATACCCAAAACCTGAGTCTATTACCTGTATGCTAGTCAATGAGCCTGCTTGATACACAACGTTTGATGTAACTACTGCATTATCTCCTGCAGCAGTTGAAAGTGTGTCTGGAGTTACACTTACAATGGAACAGTTAGATAAAGTAACCTGTCCTATCAGATTGTTAGAAGCACTAGGAACAAAATTATTAAACAAGGATCTACGGCTTACAGTTATGACAGTAGAGTTGGAAGTTTTTATTTTTCCCTTTGCTATCTGTCCTAAAGTAGAGGTTGTCTTAGTATTAAATTTAAAGACTCCTCCTGTTTGAGTATCTGTGATGTTATAGCTAGTATTAAATGTCCCGTCTAAGTTAACTACAGTTATAGTAACTGAATTTGAAGTTGCATTAGTTGAATAACTATAAACCTCCCCAGATGCTATAATAGCAGTACCATTACTCTGTGTAAGTAAGTGATTAACTTCTAGTGTTGTGTTTCCGGATAGAGCATTGCAAGATAGTATGGTCGATGGTACTTGCGATGTTTGCGTGATTGTTTCATTAACTACAAAAGGAGGGCCGTTCAAGTTGCTAATTGCTATGATGTAATCCTTAGTATCTAGTTCAGCAATTCCATATTCATAACCAATAACAGAGGGTGCAATATTATAATTTTCCCCTGGGTTGATATTTGATAGAGATGCAATTTCCCCTATAACCCGGTTATTAAATCTTAGTAGCTGTAGCATAGGCACATTCATGTCCCCTGCTGGCAACTTAAAGAACCCTAAAGGGAATGCTGGGATAATAGACGCGTTAGTTCCAACACCGGTTGAGCCACCAGTACTATTAACCACAGACACAGTGGGCGTAGTTACATATTTACTACCAACGTTAGCAGAAAGATTTAATTTTATTATCCTGCCTGTACTATCAGTATTAATAGTAGCATTAGCGGCACCAAAAGAACCTATACCTGAATTTCCTCCGCTGAATACAACTATATTAGTATTATTGTAACCTGAGCCAGGATTATCTATAGTTAATGAACTGATATAGCCATAGGTTGAATTAACTCCGTTTAATGTCATGCTAGGGAATTCTATAGAATCAGATACACTGCCGTCATTATTAGCGGTTAGAAAATCTAAGCATATTCTAACTGTTTCAGTATCAACTAGTGAACCTATACTTGCATTTGCACCCTGTCCAGTTGAAAGAAGAGTTATTTCGCCGTATGTGTTAGAAGTAAGCCCCAATATTCTATTATTGGGTGTATCATCAAAAGCATTAACTACATTAATTAACCCAATAAATTCAGAGCCTACTGAAATAACATTAGCAGTTGCTGACACATCGGTGTAGCTAGAAAGAATACCTCCAGCGTCTGATGCAACTAAAATAGTACTTATTTCGGGTGATACTGTTCCATAAATGGTATTTCCAGGGTAAAACCGTGCACCATTTACTGATATTAGTTTATATGTGTTTGTGTTTGCTATGCCTGTAGTATAAAACTCGCATTGCAAATTGGTGTATGCAGCATCACTATAAAGCGAGATTTTATTAACTGTGTTAAATGTGCCTGTTGTACCCGACAACACAGCTTTTGGTACTGTATTGTAGCTGCCTAAAGAACTCCACGGCAGGGCCATTACTAGCCCAGCAGCGTTTGTGGTGGCTTGCTTAGCATACCAACCGACATGAATACCGTTACTGGTAATAGAAGAAGTATTAACTGTAAGAGTTTTAGTACTAGTTATTTGACTTATTACACCTGTAGTAACGTTTGCGCTGCCATTAGATTGCTGCATAACGTCGCCTACTGTGAATTCAGCAGTTGACGAAGTATTACTTATAGCAGTTATAAAAGAAATGTTGGCTAGTCTTATAAAGTTATTAGCGTTTATATTGCCCGACACTTTACTTACTAAGAAAGTGCCTATGTTATTGGCAGGCACTGTTACTATATCGCATATTAATGCTGTAGCGTTGGCTTGATTTATAGCTATACCTCCAATCACATCACTTACCGATAAGGTAGTACTATTACCAGTTAAATTATTTAACGTAATATTCCATAAATCCTGCTTTACTTTTTCAAACCTTTGAAAATCAGTTATACTTGTATTTGAATTGGTTCTGTTAAGAACTTTTAACATCTTGCGGGCTACAATAAGGGAATTATTACTGTATCCCCATCCTCCGTCTACAAGAGTAAATTTTACTAAACCGGTTTGAGTTTCTATACCAGTTACAATAGCCTTTCCTTCAACGCCTTTGCTCGATACAATCTCTACCTGTTCCCCCACTGCAAACCCTGCACCACCTGTTGTAATATCAACAGTTGTAAGTGAACCTACAACTATAGGTGCATCTTTGAGCACTTGATCTACAAATTCAATTATAGAGTCGCCGGTAACAAATGATCCTCTTACATTACTTAAGTAAAGAACATCTATTATCTTACCTTTGATATTTCTCTTAACGATATATTCACAATATCCTCTAGCACCAGAAACCGACCCTATAATTTCTCTACCAATAAAATTAATAGTTCTAGGGGATTCAGTTATCTCTAAGTAATTAGGAATTACCCATCTACCAGACGAGGGCTTAAGTATATCGTCTCCCGGATAATATGTGGTAGCTCCTACTCCAAACACTAGTTTAAATAACAGATCTATAGATCTTTCCGTACCTTTTGAGCTATACAAATCTTGTGCAGCTTTTATTAAAGTCTTTTTAGCCGTGAAGGTATCAAATTGAATACCCTTTAGGTACTTTTCTTTAAAATAAACTAAAAAACGCTCTGTGGTTGAATCCACATCTCTATAAGAAAATAGTTTTCTTGCATTGTAGATTGGATTCGTGCTAGTAATTTCTCTAATGTAAGAGCTGCCCCCGCCATCGCTAGTAATGAGCTCGATGCTATTAAGACACTGACTAGTACATCTAAACCCGTCGCTTGTTACTCTTACTAGTATATTACTAGAATCTATACTCTCTATAACACCAGATGCAGGCGATTGATATACATTATCACCTATATTAAAATTCTCTGGATTAGATAATCTAATATAAACATAATTTTGTTCTAGCCACCTATAATATTCTTTAGCGAATAGAACGAATAGCGGTCCTTCTTCTTTATAAAAGTCAGGGAACTGGCTTTCTACAAAATTAGAAATACTTTGTTCTACATTATACATTAGATTCTTACCGGGCTAACGGATACAGTTACATCTTCATCTCTAATTAGAAGTATAACATTTTTGTCTGAATTAATATCTTTATGTACTGGTGTTGCGTATAGTTTAATTTCTGACCCTGTATAATCATCAATTATAAGATTAGAAATATTTACAGTACCGCTAGTATAATTAATTGTACCTATCTTAGCAATCTTTTTATGATCACTACCTTGCAGAGTAATTGTATGCAGATTGCCTTGCCCATCATCTTCTAAGAAATAGTCAGCATTATTTTTTCTAAAAACGCTAGATCTAATATTATGCACTGCATTGGATGGGTGTGTAGTGGTGCTTGGTATGTCCTGTATTACATTATTAGTAATTGCATACCCGAAAGATATAGTTGTTGTATATTCAGCTCCACGTGTAGGCTGTAAAGACTTGAATGGCACTACTGTAGTTTCATTACTTAAAATGCTTGGATGTGTATCATCAATAATCTTTAAAAATTTACTAAATCTTAAAGTGCTCTTAAAGTTCTGCAAGAATGATTGATTGTAGTTACTAATGCTCAAGGCAACCAAGGACTTTATATCGTTATCTTTTAAAGATGTAATATTAATATTGTATTGAACGTTGGACGCAACTTCTACATATAAAAATTCAGGCTCTACTATAACCGGGTCAATCGAAAGAGGCGATCTAGACTTTATAAAGTTGTAGAATTTTCTCTTGGTTAATTCTGGAGTACCTTCTGAGCCTACAACATCTACAGAAATAAAGACCTTGCCATATTGAGGTGGGGAGACTGTGTCACCGCCATAAGCTGAAATGGCTTGTATTTCAGGAAAGTTTTGTAGTAGTAGATTCTCGTAGTCGCTAGTAGTTACTGCACGTTCTTGATTTTGATATGCACGAGGTGCATTATGCTTAATAGAATCATCCGATTCGTTTATGCTTCCGCCTGATGCAGCTGATATAACTGCAATAGGGCTCACATTAGTCTGAGACTGAATTGGTCCGTCTAAGAAAAACGCTGATGAGCCGTTCGGCAATTCACCATTACATACTCGATATTCAACTAGAACTGTTGCCCCGTTAAGTGGCTTTCTACCAATTATGTTATCTCCAAACAATATCTCATACTGAAAATTTTCGGCTGCTTGTAAGAAGTAACAATTAGTATTAGCATTTACCCCTAAGAATGACGTTGCTCTGTTATATGTGTAGGTGTTAGCGCCGCTATTTTCCAGAACTAATACACTAATACTTCTGGTGTCAACAGTAGGGTTAGACAGCACAAAACGTTGAGCGGTGTTTGTGGAATCAAAAACAAAGGTATCTGTAAGGTAATTACCTTCAAAAATTTCTAAATCATCTATAACAATAACACCGTTTGAGCTCGAATTAAAAATTAAATTCTCTTCTGTACTAAAGGTATAGCTGTTACTACCTAGTTTAGTAGTAAATGTGGTACCCTTAGGTACTAAGATAGAATTGAGTGGTGTAGATGGAAAGATGTTGAAAGATACGTGTGCAGAGGATGATGTAAATGATCGAGGAACATAGTTTAGCTCTTTAGCGTGAGATACGATGCTCTCTCTAAGCTGAGCTGAATCCAAAAACATCTCACTGCCTACCATGTTAAGATAGTAGGAATTTAAGTATGTGTTGTATGAAAGTACATCTAAGAGCTGAGAGATATTCGAGCCTTCAAAGTTAACATCTTTAAAGGGTGAATCTGATCTTTTAAGATAATCTATTAAATTACCTTTGATAGTCTCAAAATCTAGACCTACTAGATTAATACTTGTATTTGACATTAACGGATCCTGTTAATAAGCAGCTCTAGTGTAATTGGTTCCTTTTTATTTATTACACTAAAAACAACAGTTATGGCATAAGCATCGTAGTCATAAAGTGCAGTAACATTAATAGCAATAACATTTGCTCTTGGCTCGTAATTACTAATAGCATTTGCAACATAATCCTTAAGTAAACTTTCCGTAACAGGGGTCATGTTTTCAAATAATAACGATCTTATGTCACTACCAAATTGAGGGTTCATTAGCTTCTCGCCTCTATTGGTAAGCAATATATTTCGTATACTTCTCTTTACAGCATCATCATTAAAGGTTCTAGTAAGATCCTTCTTATTAGGATGAATAGCAAGATTAGTTTGCAAGTCAGAATAGTAAATATTCTGCTTTTGGGTTTCTTTGAGAGTATAACGCTTAACTACTGCCATTTAACCACCTGCAAACACGTTAGGTGAACCAGCTGCTACCTTAGTGCAGCTAGTAATAGCGTCACCTACACGCCCTGCTCCCTTTCCATTCACAAATACTGATTTTGATCCTGTAGTAATAGGTGCAGCATGAGAACCGCATGAGCTGCCCCCTGGCTTCTTATGAACGGTATTATTGTCGCCTTGGCGGCTCCACTTAATGCCGTTGACATATACGTCAGGTGACCCTTGAGCTCTAGTCATACCAGAGCAATGAGGAACGTCAGCATCGCCTATTCTAGTTGCCGCCGGCATATCTTTCTCTTTTTAAAAGATCTTCAAACAGTGTTTGAAATTGCTCCATTTGACCATGCTCTATATCTGTATGAGGTGGTTCTGGGGTAACTGGCTCAAAGCTGATAAGATTATCAAATACTAAAGGAATATCGTTATAATCTTGAAAGCTTAAAATCTTGCCCTCGTTAAGTATTACAAAGTTGCCTTTTATCATGGGTTCAGATCTATTCTAGGTGCTTTAAATTTCATGTTACCTTTAGATTCAACGGTATATGTGCCGTCTACTAAAATGTTAACATTCCCCTTTACTCGTACATTGACATTACCGCCAATCCATACTTCTCGATTCTTGACTACAATATCAAAATCATTATCGACTACTTTAGATACATGTCGCCCTACGTTATTAACTTCTGTGTACGTGCCTGATTTATGATAAACATGAATACGCTCTTTATCCGGGGTGTCATCTATTTCGATAACATGCCCTCTCTCAGTTCTTATGACTTTGTTATAGGGATATTTAGCACCGTAAGCAGAAGCTGGCTCTGGTCCAGTAAGCTCTTTATTAATAGAATTAATTTCTCTTGCTTCTTTCGGCACATCGTGATTCTCTTGCTTATTACCTGGAATGCCTGCAAGCGTCCCCATAACTATAGGGTTGTTGCCGTCATTACCATCCATAAAGAATCCTACTACAGTAGTGCCTACTAAAATACCTGTGGGCGATATACCTACAGTTTTTAAACTAGCACTGTTAATAGGATTGAGAACATTTGCCCATGGCAATTCTGTAGTTTTTATAAGTGATGTATTTTCAGAGTGAACATTATAAATTCTCACCCGAACGCGACCTAGTTTAAGCGGGTCGTTTCTATCTTCGACTACACCTATAAACCAAGTAAAACCTTCTTTTCCTAATAATCCTGTTGTCATTACCAACCCACCTTATTGCAATCAAAAGAAACTCTATGTTTAAATCTACCATCATCTAGGTAGATAAAATGTCTTAATTTAGTAAGAATATAGTTGCCTGAATAGTTACTATCTTTTTTATCTGATGTTTTTATACCTGATGTATCGGGTAGTTTTAATTCTATTAAATCCCCTGCTTTTAAATTACTATCCCCATGCACGTAGCCTCTTACAATATTCTGATTAAATAGCGTTGCGTACGCCTGTTTATAGCTTAGATAGTCAGCAATAAAGTCTGGATTTTTACTGGAGTCTTTAGGAGCAAAGAACTTATATGCATCGTTGGATGACTGATCGTTTATAAAACTTGCGCTATTTGGTAGTGTTGTTTTTTTATTTTGACCGGTTTCTATCTTACCAGCTTGTTCAGTAAGCTTGAATTTAACTTCCTCAAAACCTTTAGTCAGTATATCATACGACTTAGTAATATTGTTAAACACACCGCCAGATAACTTACCTGCAGTATCTGTCTTTTTAAGATGCTCAAAGTTTATTAAGTTTCTAAAGTTGTGTGCTTCTCTTTGAGGGTCTTCTTTAGTAGCCGGCGAATAAGTGAATACTCTGCTTTCTATAGTTGATTTACCCTTTTCTAAAAGGGTCTCCAACGATACAAAATGATAACCTAACTGATCTTCATAGAACACAAATACACCGCCGGTTTTAGCAGTAGCGGAGATTGCTCTTTGTCTTAATAAATCTATAGCTTCGAAAGCTTTGCATCTGGGCATAGTCCATTTAATAATACCTTTGGTCTGCTCAATAAAAAGCTTCTTATCTGTCTTTATAATATTTGTAAGAATATCTTTGACTATATTGTCAATAGTATCTTCATAATATCGTTGAACGTTTTTAGTGGTGCCATTGAAGTGATCTGATGATACACATTGGAGCTTATAAACTTTACCTAGATTGCTTTCTATTACTGCTTCACTGCTTATGTTAAAAACTCTTAGTTTATAAGTTATTATATCATCTCTAAATGGTGACTTAAAAGATATACTAATCGTTTCTTCCCCTAGGATAGGAAGCTTAGTAACCAGGTCAATTTGATCGTCAATTAAAATATCACAAAATAAAGTAGGCTCTTCCAAGTCTTCGTATATCGATACTTGCTTTACTTGGCCTCTTATATCCTTAGTATCTGATCCATTGCTATTGGTGATTTTAATATCATAGATCTTTACATCACCGTTTTCTTTAAATGAAAGAGTCATGATACTAGATCAGATATTTCTTTTTCGATATTGTCGATATAAGCTTTATCAATAAGCTTAATAAATTTTCTACTAGAATTTAACTCATCTTCATAGGTATAGAAGCTGGCCGGCTCCCAGTACACTGCTTCTGTGTTGCTGATAGTATTAGCAACGTATGTTATACTTAGAACATTTGCAGTAGCGCCAGACTCTTGACCAGTAATAACACTAATAGTATTATTGGTATTAAAAAATTGACCTTCTATATGGTTTATAAAGACTGTGTTACTTACAATATTTTTAACACTGCCTGTAGCTGAAATACCTTGTGTATTTGATTGCTTAATAATCTCGCCTACACTGAAGCTATTAGAATTATTAGTGTCTATCGATATTACTTTGTTAGTCTCTACCACCCAATTTAATTCTTTACGAACATAGAACATTGTTGTGCCTTGTTCGTTTACTTCAGGTCTCCAGTACTTTTTAACTGCAGAGGGGTATACACCTTCATTTTCGAATTGTGATGTAGATAGCATTCTATCGTCATCTTGATAAGATACTCTATAAAATGCTGTTTTATTAATTGCGTTGGCAACACTACCATATTTTTTAACTATGTATTGTTCGAAGGTAGAAGAATCGAGAGGCCATTCATAATATGGATCTACTGTCTTATTACACATGTAAACAACCCAGACATATCTGGCATCACCATAATAGTTTAATGCTACATGATCGGGCTTCTCGCCATCTTTAATAGTATATGGATAAAATAAAGACGAATTATTAAAAGAAGACTCAGAAAATTTTAACTTTGTTAAAAGATTAATGCCTATGTTGTTGGCATAATTAATAACTGGAAATTTTTCAAAAAGATTATTCATTAGTTATTAGACGGCTTATTGACATTGTTAATAAAATCATTACCTGCTTTAATAATACCTTGTGCGCCTCTATTGCCTAGTTTCGTAAAGGTATTTCTTGACAATGGCTTGATTTCCCCGAACTGCAATGAAATTGATATTTCTGCAGGATGCTCACCGTTTTTAGTAAATGCTGGAGTACCAGATGGCGCATAATTTACTGTCATGCCTCTTAAATAGCAGTCTTGCACAAAATAATAATCTTCATCGATAAAGGGAGATGATAGCTTTATGCTGCATTGATCTGGAAATTGTAAAAGAAGACCGTTCAATTCTGGGTGCATTCTTTCTTTAAATGTTCGAATAATTTTCTTAAGGGAATCAGCTTCTGCTCTTGAATTAGGAGAGAAAGTATAACTAAACGAATGTTCTCTTAATGACACGCCTTCGAACTGCAATTCTTGATATGGGTTTAATACTGTGCCTGTAACTCTATCTATTGCAGCACCTGCAGTTTCTAAACCTAGGGTACTAGCAGCTTGTCTTACTGCATATAAGCCTGCAGTTGCACCACCACTAGATGTGGCTATGCCAGCTACCTTCTTGCCTACATCCTTTGCTGCTGCACCTGCTTGATTTGCTGAACCGTTAAACATCTTATTAAGTGTCTCTTGATTCATTAAACCAGCTTCTTCTAGTACCCCTAGCATACCCAGCTGCTTGTCTGAGTACGACATATTAAATGATTCTTGAAGATTGGCAGGTATAGGTAATGTTATAGTTACACTAGGCACTAATCTTCTAGGTGCAATAGGCGATGATTGAAAACGATCTTTAAAGGTAAAGGTAATAAAGTATTTACCTACATCTTTAGGATATTGTAGACTTCCTGGCGATTTAGTTTTGCTAGGAGAATTTTCTGGTGTGTCAGAATTAATAGGAGAAGCCACGCCTAGATTATCTTTAAGTTGAGGTACTATTCCAGAGCCGTAGCTACCGAAAGCCCCCTTTACGGATCCTGAAGAGGAGAATCCAGACAGTCCTAACTTTGAAGATAAATTATTAAATACATTAGAAAGCCCAGTTGAAGCACCGGTACTAGAAGGGCCAAAGTATGTCGTCTTGCCGCCATCACCGTTATAAGAAACTGAAGATTGATCGGCAATGGAAGTTTTATTAGAAAAATTACTGAAGTCGAAGGCCATAAATAGATGAGTTATAAAGGTTATTTTAAACCAAAGAATTCTAATAAGTACTTAGGCGACCCTTCTAATATTATTTATAGAAGCCTATGGGAGCTTAAGTTTATGAGATATTTAGATGAGCACAAGAACGTGCTTCAGTGGGCAAGTGAAGAGTTTAGTATACCCTATCGTTCTCCTATTGATGGTAAAATCCACAAATACTATCCTGATTTTTTAGTAAAGCAGTTGAATAAGCAAGGTGTTACGGAAACAGTGGTAGTAGAAATAAAACCTAAAAAGCAGTCTATAGAGCCCAAAGTACAAGCAAAGCCTACCAGAAGGTATGTGAGAGAAGTAGTTACATACGGTATTAATAGTGCAAAATGGAAAGCAGCAATGGAGTACTGTGAAGATAGAAAATGGCAGTTTAAAGTTCTTACAGAGGACGAACTAGGAATAAAATGACAGGCGTTTTTAATAAAATACTGCAAGATGCTGCTACTAGAGGCAAAGTAGACGAAAAGGCTGAAACAGCTAGAAATTGGCTAAGAGATGCAGCATCTAGAACAAGAAGTCAAAATACTCAAAGAGTAATCAATTCCTCTAGAGATCGATATCGAACTAAAGTTTTACCAGGTAGGTGTTATCTTTTTGGCTATGATCCTAAAACTAAAGACACATTACCATACTATGACATATACCCTTTAGTCTTTCCTTTTGAGAAGACGCCGGATGGTTTTCTGGGTCTTAATTTCCATTATCTTCCTTTGCAATATAGAGCTGTTCTATTAGATAACTTGTATCCACTAGTTAATAATGATAAGATGGATGAAAGTACAAGACTTAGAATGTCTTACAAAATTCTATCAAGTGCATCAAAGTTTAGATACTTCAAACCTTGTATTAAGCACTATCTAAATAAACAAGTTAAGACCAGATTTGTATATATTGAACCAGCCGAGTGGGATATTGCGGTTTTCTTACCTTTACAGAAGTTTGTTGGTGCTTCGGTAAACACAGTATACAAAGATAGCAAACAAACAATAAGAGAAAACAGGTAATGGCTATTTCAGATTTAATCGGTAAATCTATTTCAAAAGGTAGAGACGTTGTAGGCACAGCTAATGCTTTGCAAGATTTTCTACCCCCATCTCTAAGACAGTCTTTAAATACATTTGTAAACGGAAGACCTCAAAATAATAACAGTCTTAGAAATGTAGAGACTTTTAGGTCGCTTATTAATAGATTAGGCGGAGTAGCAAGAACTAATCTATTTTATGTTAGTATACCTGTACCTAAGATGATGAGAGGCGCGTCATCTGGAAACTCTCCTATCATTACTGATTCTACTGTATCTTTGTTGTGTGAGTCAACTTCACTACCTGGAGTATCTCTTGCAACATCTGAAATAAGAAGATATGGAGTAGGGCCTTTAGAAAAGAAACCATATGCCCCTATATTTACTGACCAGTCGTTTTCCTTTATAGGAGATAATACTGGCAAAGTATATAACCATTTTTATACTTGGATGAATGGTATTATAAAGTATGATACCTTACCTAACAATACTACAGTTGCCGGCTATAATGGTTTAGGTGCATATGAGGTAGAATACAAGGAAGACTATGCAGTTGATGTCTTTATAACTTGTATTAATGATGTAGACCAAGAAATTATTATTTGTAGATTACATGATGCATATCCTATCTTTTTAGGGGATATCCAACTTAGCTGGGCTGAAAATGATAGCTTTATGAGAATACCAGTTACATTTACCTTCTTTAACTGGACTCTAGATAGAATCAATATTAATTCGACCTTGCAAAATCAAGGTGCAAGTATTTCCAATCTACAAAAACTTATACAAGTTGGTTCCGCGGTTCAGACGCTTGCTTCATTAAGAAAGCCTACCGGGGTAGCAGATATTATTAACGTCGTGAACAATGCTAAGATAGCTACAGGCGGTCTTAGAGGTTTATTCTAGGAGATTATTATGGCTTTACCTAAGTTATCAGTACCAATTTATGAACTGACTTTACCATCAAATAACAAAGTAATTAAATACCGTCCTTTCTTAGTAAAAGAAGAAAAACTTCTTCTTATGGCTCAGTCTGGTAAAGATACAGATGAAATTGTTAATTCTATTAAGCAAGTTATTAATAACTGTATTGTTACAGAAAATGTGGATATTGATAATTTTGCCTCTTTTGATTTAGAATATTTCTTTTTAAAGTTGAGAGGCAAGTCAATAGGTACTGTTATTGAATTAACATATCGCGATTTAGAAGACAATAAGAAGTACAAGGTACAAGTAGACCTTGACGAAGTAGAAATTAAGACTACCGAAGGTCATACTAACAAAGTAGAAATTAATAGCACCACTGGTATGATACTAAGATACCCTACGGTCGATACTTCCCTTCTGTCTATGGATGATGCTGAACAATCAGAAGCTGTATTTAATGTAATAGCAAACTGTGTAGAAAGCATCTATGACGAAAACGGTGTCTATAAGACCTCTGATTATAGCTTCGAAGAAGTATTAGAGTTTGTATCTGATCTAGATCTAAAGACATTTGAAAAGATTCAAGAGTTCCTTACTACTATGCCGAAGCTTTACTATGAAGTAAAATATACGAATAGCTTAGGCAAGGAAAAGGTAATACCTCTTACTTCATTAAATGATTTTTTTACGTTGGGCTGAGTCATAGTAGCATCACTAATTATTACGTACTTAATTTTAGTTTGACTCAGCACCATAAATGGTCGATAGCAGAAATAGAAGAAATTATACCATTTGAGAGAGATCTTTATGTAGATATGTTATTAGATTACTTAGAAAAAGAAAAGAAAAGATTAAACACTTAAATGTCATCTTTACCGTTTAAGCCAAATCTAGACGAGAAGCTAGATCTTAATTCTGCATCGTTCAGAAGCACTAAGACTGGTCGATTTACTAGAAAATTTCCTTTAGAGAAATTTATAGCTTCTCTTAATAAATTAACTGATACCTCTGAAAAGATAAAACTAGTTAGCTCGGAGCTGGTGGATAGCTCTCAGTTAGTAGTAGCTGATTTAGATAAGTTTTTGCTTTCTAAAAAGCGTGAGCAGGCAACAAAAACAACAGCTGTAAGAGTAGATGGCCCTAAAGCTTCTAACATCTCTAAACCAGAGTTAAAGAAAGCAGGGTTTGATATACTTAAATTTACAGCCCTATTTGCATTGCTTTTTAATGATAAAATTAGAGCAATAGTAACTGGTTTTTTTGATGGTATTATAGAAAATTTAGGATTGCCTGAGCCTGTATTAAAAACTCTTAAGTTTATTACTAAAAACTTATTTGATATCTTAAAAGTATATTTTGGGTTTAAGATACTTAAGGGTGTATATGATGCTTTTATGAGTATCAAGAGATTGGCTGAGGTAACTGGCATTCTATCTCAAGCCAATCAAAATAAGCCGGTTACTCCAGAAACAGATCTTAAAAAATCTGCTGTACCAGAAATAGATGGTGAGAAAGAAGACTTAAAGAAGCAAAAAGAAAAATTAAAAAATAGAAACGATAAGCTTAAAAGAAGATTAGAAAAGAAGAATATAAAGTATAACAAAAAGATAGAGCTTACCAGGGTCTTAAAAAAGAATATTAATGTAATTAAGAATAAAGTTAATTTATTTAAAGATTACAGTACTAAAACTTTTAATAAGGTTAAAGAGCTTACTAATTTTAAGACACTAGCTATTAAGTTTAAGCAGATGGTGTTTGGTGGTCTTAAGAGTGTTCTTAAAGTAGTAAGAGCAATCAAGACTGGCCTTGCAATCACTGGTATAGGGTATCTTTTAGGTGCGGCAGTAGATGCTGGTATCAATACTTTAGTTGACTACTTTACTACAGATCCTGAGAAAGGTGAGAGTGGTGTAGAAAGAGTAGGAAAGCTCTTTGCAGATAATTTTATTAAGTCTGTTACATTAGGATTCTTCGATCTTAACACTGTAAAAAGAGTTCTTATTAAAGGTATTGATTTTCTTTTAGAAAAGAAAATTATATCATCTTGGCTAGCTAATAAAGCAAAAGATATTATAGGTAAGCCTAAAGAAGAAAAAGAAGACAATGCTGCAGAAGGAGTAAGCAAACCACCAGTATCTGCTTCTCAACCTCCTGCTAGTAAAAAAGCAGTATCTGAGCAACCAGAAACAAACACACAACAACAAACCTCTGCTGCTAGCACTCAAGCCTCAGCACCTACTACAAGCGCTACTAATAAGACTTCTGAACAAACAGCAGAACCTTCTAGTACTGCTCCAGCTGTAATGGAGCCTGTGGCAAGCACCGGTCAGCAAACTCAAATTAATTCAGAGCAGGTCGTTATTGCTAAAAAACAAAATAATAGACAGTCACCGCCTATTATTGTAAATAATACTACTAACAAAACAGTGATGCCTGCTGAAACACCTAGAAACTTTTCAACACCTTCTGTTTTTTCGGATAGCGTAGGATTTTAAATGAAAGAAATTCCAGCTCTTTTAAAGAAATCAATCGTTCAGAAAAGTACCTTAGGTACTACTCAGCCTGAAGATAACAAGCTAGCTGCGCTAGACGTTGAAAGAATAAATGATAACCTAGGTGAAGTTAATTCGTCTTTAACAGAGTTAAACACTGCTATAAAAGACATGCATGCATCGCTTCTTAATCTTTTATCGTATGAGTCAAAAAGTGCATACGATAAGGAAGAGGTTGCTATGGAGGCTAAGCCGGCTACCGTAGATAAAAAAGAGAAGGTTGCAGTAAAAGAAGAAGGCCCTGGCTTCTTTGGTATACTTAAGTCGCTATTTACTAATCCAGTAGTTGCTGCTGCATTAGCTGGTGCTTTATATACATTACTACCAGAAGATACTAAGAAAAGAATTAAAGCTATTCTTAAAGGGTTTACAGAAGGCGTAACCGAGGTAACAGGTGATAAGGATAATGGCTTTAGCGGATTATCTACTGCTCTAAAAGTAGTTGGAGTAGGATTAGCTACCTTTTTTGGAGCAAAACTACTTAAGAGTGTTTTTGATGCCATTACTACTACTGTTAAGCTTATAAAGAGTGTAGGTAGAATGGGCAAAGGTGGCAAGCTTGCAGTAGCTGCCGCTGTAGGTTACGGGGCTGTCAAACTAGGTCAAGCTTTAGTAAAAGATGAATCTGATAAAGAAGAAGAAAAAGAAGACGAAGAAGAGAAGGTTACTGAAGAAAAAGAAATAGATGAAAAGGGGGTAGAAAAAGAAGTTACAGGTGGGGAGAAGGTACAGGAAGTTAAATCGCCTCAGGAGACTTCAACTAGCACTTCTACTTCTAGTTCCATGATGGAAGGAAGCACTCAGCAAGCCCCAGGTGCTGCTCCAGTAGAAAAAGCTTCTCCGGTTTCGTCAAAAGAGTCAGGTATGGGTGGAGCACATCCATCTATGCAAACTGGAAAACCTTCTACTAGTTCATCTTTAGAAAGTAGCTCAGGAAGCGGCACTGGCATAACACCTGGTGCATCTATAGGCTTTAAATCCTCTACCGGTGGCGGCTTTAAAGACGCCAAAGATATGATTAAGAAGCACGAAGGTGTTAGAACTAGACCATACAAAGACTCTCTAGGCCTATGGACAGTAGGTGTTGGCCATTTAATAGGTGATGGTAAGACTCTACCGCCAGAATATAATAGAGAATTTAGTATCGATGAAGTCAATAATATTTTCGATAAAGACTTCGAACATCATCAAAAAGCTGCAGAAAAGATTCCAGGTTATAATAAACTTAATGACACTGGCAAAGGAGCTCTTATTGACTTAACGTTCAATATGGGTCCTGCCTGGTACAAAAAGTGGCCTAACTTTACTAAACAGTTAGAAGCAGGTAACGTAGAGGGTGCTGCAAGTAGTTTAGAGAGCAGCAAATGGTATGGTCAAGTAGGTAGACGAGGCCCTACAATTGTTTCTATGATAAGACAGGGTGCAGGTCCGCAGCAAGAGAAAAAAGGTAGTATTTTATCTACCCCGCTAAACGAACCAGTACCTATGATTCCCGGTGAAGAAGAAATGGATACTTCTGGCGGGCAGGAACAGGGGGCTATGGTTTCTAGCAAACCTGCTGCAACTAGCAATCCAGTTACTGTTAGTGATGTCACAGAGTCTGGCGGCTTTGACTGGGCTAAATTTAAAACCCCTAAAGAAAAAGCAGCGCTAGAAAAGAGCAGAGGCCGGGGTGAAGATGTATCTTCTATGTCTGAACAGAATGAAGCCGCTGCTAGTACAAAAGCAGCGGCCCCTATCATCAACAACAATACTAAAGATACTACTCAAAAACTAGGCAAAAGCGGTGCTAAAGATGCCGACACTATACCTTCGCCCATAGCAAACCGGGGCTCTTTAGGTTACGGTACACGTCACGCATCTTCCTATTAATCCTCTTCTGCCAGACGCTTGAAGAAGTCCATGCTATCGTCATCATCTTCTAGCGCAGGTTCGGCCTTGCTCTTAATAGCAGGTGCTTGAACAGTTTCAACATTATCCCACGGTGCAGAAGCAGTCTCTGCAGTAGCTCGACTAGCAACTGAGCCATCCAGACCTAGCACCTTGTTAAGCTTGGCCTTAAGTTCATCATACGACTTAAAGTTAGAAGCTTCAAGGAACGTGTTCAACGAATGCTCTTGCTTCCAGACTCGTTCAAGGGCTGCGTCATCACCAAGCAGTGGATTAGCTGACTCAAACTCTGACTTATCATAATTGCGATAGCCTTCTACATCACGAATCTTAAGCTTGAAATTAGCGCCTTCCCATAGATCAAACGGGTTGATAGGCTTTTCATCTTCAAACTGAGGGTTCATAGCTTCGTTAAGCTTATCGAAAATCTTCTTACCATACTTGTAAAGGAAGACCTTGCCTTCGTTTTCAGGATGAGAGGGATCCTTAACAACGTAGATGTTCGAGATAAAGCTAAGGCGACGCTTTTGCTTGCGTACTAGATCCTTATTAGCTTCTACTCCAGAATTCCACAGTTGGGTATTATATTCGGATACAGGATCTGGCTTACCTAGAGTAGTAAGCGACTTCTCAATATACCAGCCACCGGGGCCTTGGAATCCATGATCCCAGATACGAACAAACGGCACGTCTTCATTTGCTGGTGCAGGCAAGAAGCGAATAACTGCATATCCATTGCCTGCCTTGTCAACCTCTGGCTTCCAGAACCGGTCATCGTCAGAGCGACCACCTTGCTGAGTTTCACTGAGCTTGTTTAGCTCACTGGTAAGCTTATCAAATTGATTCTGACGGGACTTCTTGAGTTGACTAAAATCTACTGTCATGTATTTCTCCTAAGCGATGTATCGCGATGTATTAGTTTGAAAATTTATTAAGTACTACTTGTTTTAGTTTACTTCTATCATACTCAAAGAACTGCTTATATTTGCGGCACTTTAAGTATAGCTGAGGCCACAATACATTCTCATCAATCTTCTTATTCCACTTCTTAAAGCAGCCTACTAGATCGTCGAGAATAATCAAGGTCTCTATACAGATATCCTTACGTAAGTATAGCTTAAGTAAGTAAGGATGCTGTCCGTCTTCTACTGCAAAATTACTATCAAAGTCTTCTTTTAGCTTGTCAAGATCTTCGCTGAAGATATAGGATAGTGATTCTCTGGTTCGTAGAAGTGTTCTGTAGCATTTTTCAGATTCGTTGTTTTGTACGAGATTTCCGACCCAGTCGTCTCCGTTGTATACAAAGTTGGATACGAGGAAGTCAACAATATCTTTGCGCTTAGATAGCTTGTGGAAATAGTACTTGTCGGCTCGTTTTTCAAACGTTGATCTTGATGCTCTTGTTCTTCCATTATATTTGAAATAGTCATAATATTTGGTAGTGAAATGGCTCTTTAAAGCAATGTATACCTTATAAGCCTCAAATGCGTCCATTCTTAAAGAATAAGCTCTGTTGCCGTACATAACGTTCTTTCATTGTAGATGCAGCTCGTACATTTTGCAAGGTATACGGTCTGGGTTCAAAACCATTCTTTTCCATAACGTTAAGCCAATAATCAGCATGTTGGCAATTAACGTGATGGTGTCCTGGTTGTCCTGGGAAAGCATGGGTCATAAGAACGTATTTGCATTGCTTAAAAACGTCGATAAAGTTTTGCATGTACTTTTCTTCTACATGCTCTACAAACTCTACAGTCCAAGCTAGATCATAGATCTTATCCAGATGATAGGGGCCAGTAGTAAAATCATGAATAGCTGTTCTAAGAGCAATCTGATCTGGTCGTTCGATAGTAAAGTCTCCATCAAGACCAATAACATCCTCGATACCTTCGTTCAAGCAGCACTGAATCATGCCACCTAGGCCGCATCCAATATCTACTACAGACTTAATTTCGAGATTATCAATAAGATAGCGCAAGGCGCCGCGGTCGATATGAGTTTCATTCTCATGACCGCCTAGGTGAGATGGTAGTTGTGTCATATAGGTAACTTCCTCGATTTGGGTAAAAAGTTTAACTCTTCTGCATCATCTTGAATTCTTGCTTTAAACTTAGAACTACCTTTAATTAAAGTTGCAGCAGTTTCAATCTCAATGCTATTTTCTTCACAATACAATATTACTGCATCCAAGTAATTAATTCTCTTATCTGATGATAATTTATCAACTGCTAAGAAAAACTCGGTAGGTGATCTAATCGCGGTGTGTTCTGTATTAACTATCATTTAAACACAACCAAGCAAAGCAATACTACTTGTACAAAGAAACCGAAGGAATTAATAACTACACTAAACACTTCCTTGGCAGCAATGGACTTTAGTAGCATAACGAATAGTCCTGCAAACAAGAACAAAAAGATTTCTACCGTAGGCATTCTATCAGTAATAGACGTGATAGCAGCCATAAGAGTAGGGAATGTTGCAATATGCAGCAATACAATAGTTACTAAATTAAAAGACTCAGACGTAAATTGCTGAATGAACTTAATAGTATTTTGTGCTAATTTATCAAACATTTCAATCTTAAACATTTTGTTTACCTATAAAAAATATGATGACCAATCTTTGCTACTTGTTCTTTCTTCCACTTAGGATTCACATAATCAGCATGATAGTACATTGCATGCCTCACGCTATCCAGCTTAAAACCTTCTAGAAGAACCTTACGTGCAACACGCTCGCTTTCTTTGTAGTGCTCTGAATGAATAGGTGCAATAAATGACTTTCTTTCACAATACCAAGAGAATTGGCAGATTACCTTATCATAAAAAATATTCTTTTGATAAACTACTCTGCAAACATCTCCTGGAAAGTTGCCACTATTAACTCTATTGAGAGTAACTTGTGCAACTGCAACCTTTCCTTCGAACGGTTCGGTTGCTGCTTCGAAGTAAATATTCTTACTTAAGCATTCTAACTGCCGTTCGGCTTCAACCGCAGTTCTATAATTGATACTTTCGTTAAACTCGGCATACTTCTTATACTGCTTATCATACGCCTGGTTTGCAAAATGTATACTAGTAAAAATAACTAAGCTTATAAGCAAAATGCTAATACTAAACCTAGCAATAGACTGGTAATTACCCATTTCTATCTCCTTAGTTGTATTATATGTTACTACTGAAATAATATCAAGCTAGATCGTTTTGATTATTGATTCAGCTTGTGAATAGCCAAAGAACTTTGCTTTCCAGTCGTTTTGTGCCATTCCGTTAAGATTAATCCATTTCTCTTTTTGCTTTAAGAGAACTTTGGCCGCTTTATTCCAGTCCGTAAAGAGAACAAAATTCTCAAACTTGTCTTTAAGTTCTAAGAACTGTTCGTAGTTGTTAGAGTCTTGCTCAATATGAATTATTTCATATATTTTGTTTGAATCTACATCAACATAATCAAGGCTGAAGTCTAATCCCCACTTCTTCTTACAATTGATAAGATAATTAAGCTGAGGTAGCTTCTTGTTGTGTTCATATAACTGAATTGCTGCATCGCCCGTGAAGTCGCAACGATGTAAAACCATCGAATGATCTATGATAAAATCATTACTATCTTCTAGAGTAAACCATGGTTCTTGCCAACAGGTATTATACAGACAGCCAGATCCAATTTTGTTCTGATACCCGGATGCATTATAATAATGCTGTTCAAGAGGGGTAAGCTCAAAACCATCTTTGTCGAAATACTTAAGAGATTCCGAACTAAAATGTTTGGAGTTGACTGTATGCGTGCACGTTGGGTTTCTGTGCACCTCTATATTGTTTAGCTTAAACAATTAAGATAGAAACCCTGGCTTATAAACCGTCTTGCCATTTTCAGACACAGCGGTAAGACATTGCTTGCGTTGAGCACCTTGGCGTTTCAAACTAACATGCACCCAACCTGAATCCGGAACGCCTGGCTTGTAAAATTCTAGAATCAACTGATCAAAGTCAAAATGCTTTTGAATGTAGTGCGCAAGGTCAGCATTAGCCATACCAGGACATTCAATATCAGCAGCTTCACCAGAGCAATGTTGACTAGTTGCTGCTCCACCCACAGCCTTATTAACTTCTGGACCACGATATCCAGAGTTAATAGTAATAGGCTTGCCTAGCTGCTCTCGAAGAGGCTGAATGATCTTAGTAACTAGATTCTTAAGGTTCTCGAGATGCTCGCCTTGTGGAGTATTGTCAATACCTAGACGTGCACCAGCTTGACTCTTAGTAAATTCTGTGAGTGTAAAGTTCTTTGAAAGCTGAACGGTCATTTCTTAATCATCTCCATAACCTTGTTCTTAATAATAGCGGCCCACGAAGGTTGAGGTACATGCCATCCAATAAAAGCACCTACTAGAATCCAAATTAACGAATCAATCATAATTTTCTCCTTTAAAGATGAGGCTGTTTCTGTTGCCAAGTACAGCCTCTAAACTCCGTATCTTACTGTTTAGGCAGCAAGAGCCATGTTGTAATCGCTATCGTTTGCGTTTACTAGTTCTGCTTCATTTACGTCGATCGCCTGACGTGCTGTCCATATCTGTACTCATTGCCCTGTCGAAACCT